TGCTTGGGCTTGTTCACGGTTTCTGCGGTCAATTTCAGCATTTAGGCGGCTGGTGTCCATGTTATGCAGCAACAACTGCATGATGGCCTCGATTTCCACCTTGTTCTGTGACGTAATCGCCCGAGTGTTCTGGTCGTTGACCTTAACCTCTGCGATTGTCTCGGTGTTGTGGGCCTTGGAGGTCTGGCGCATGAGTTCGCGCTTGGTTTCGCCATCCTGTTTAAGCTGTTCGACACCCTGCTTGTATTTAATATCCAGACCCATGACCTGCATTTGCTGCTGCATTTGCTCGATGATCTGCTTCTGTTGGGCCAGTTGCATCTGAATCTGCGGGGGAATGTCGGACTTCTCATCAATCTGAGCCAGCGGGTTCATTGCTGCCAGACGGTCTGCAATCGTATCCGCACCAGGGAAGTCCATGTTTCGGAAGAACAGGTCACCAGCGGCTTGGAAGATTTCCTCTTTTGCCATCAGCGGCATCATGGCTTCAACGGCCATCTGGCGCTTGGTCTGGCTGGCTGGGCCTGTATCCATGACCACATCGTATTCGCCCACCGTTACATCATTCAGCACCTTAGAAATGCCATCAGCGGTCTGAACGGGCTGGTTCAGGGTCACCATGTCGGGTGCGCCATCTGCCCCAATGATGCGGACAACCCGCTGGGTGTCGTAAATCTTGGGGATCAAGTCCAAGATGATCTTGCCCGTGTGCCTGATTGACCTAGCCAAATTATCGTAAAAGTGGAAGTTCGACAGATCAACCTGGTTCTGCTGACCCATCAGGGCTTTGCCCGAGATATTCCCGCTGGGTAGTTGGTTGGGGTCAACAATCCCGATGACCATCTGCAAGTCTGCGCTGATGGCCGCAGCCGATTCCATAATCCCCATCGGGGGCGGCTCGGGCTGAAGTCGGGTCGGCACTGGCGCGGGGTTGCCCTCAATGTCCTTTTGCTTGTAGCGCAGAACAGGATAGCTCTTTTGGTTGGCCAACGCCCATTCTTGCTCGTGACCCTCGTCCTGGCCTTCGGCAAGTAACCATTTGGCTTTTGGAGCCAGCGCCACCGATTCGGTCATGCTGGTGCGCCAGAAGTTGTACATCCGCTGCGGGTCTTTAGCGAATCTCACCAGACCATAATGCTTGCGCTTATCGTCAATTGTCACCGTAGCCCCGTACATGGGGACAATTGGAATCCAACGATTAGGCAGAATGCGCTCGTCCAAGACCTCCATAGCGGTCATCTTGCACCAATGAACCTGTTTGCGGTAGCTCTCACGCTCGTTGATGACAGTCAAACCCGCACGATCTATGCGCTCAAAAAAGTCTTTGCTGTCGGCAAACATTGATTGGCCATTGCTCAATTGGTAGAGCTTGGCCTTGACCCGCTTGATGTAGAAATACTCGGCAATCCGAATATCCTCTTTGGTCACCCAGCTTGCCGTGGAGTCGCCGGTGCTGCGTTGCGTAAAGTCTGCCCCATCGTTTGCGCCAGGATATTCCTCATGGAATTTGCGCTTGTCCACCACCGTGGTAATCAAAACCCGTTCAGCGTCCGATCCATCAGGCAACACCGAATTAGGGTCGAAATAGACTGTAAACGGGTTGTCAATGGCATCAACATAAATCTCTTGGTCAAATGAATCCTCCCGCACATAGCGGGTGTTCACGCGCCAGAAACCCCAACCCATCCGCACAGCATAATCAAATGCGGTGTCGTAGGCCGTGTCAGCGTTGGAGTTAACCTCAATGTGCCGAGTGATGCCCTCAATGATTTGGGCGATCTTGTTGTCGGCTTCATTGTTAACTGGATGCACCTTGATGCGGGGTCGGTTCATCCGTTGCTGGTTGGTGACCTGGCGCACATACGCATCAATCTTGTTGATGGTCAGGCAGGGTCGTGCCTCGAGGTTGCGGGAGTTTTGAATCTCAACTGGCCATTGCTCACCAGCCGCGAATTTAATGTCGTTCAGGGCTTCAGACCGGTTCATGTTCTCGGCCTCGTTCACCAATGCCCAAAACTTGATGGCCTCATCAATGCGGGTGTCGGTAATTGCGTCTGTTGCTTTGACTGTTGCCATATAAACCCTTTCCTCTATTATGCCAACCAAGAACCAGCCATTGCAATAGCCTGTTTGGGACGGGTTTTGGCAGGTTCTCTGACCATCATGGCAATGTATCGAAATGCGTCAGCCCCGTGGCTGTATTGGTCATGTCTAGGGTTTCTACTGAACATCCCTGTGTCGGGGTCAACTTCGTAGCGATAGTGTCTGAGGCAAGTCAGTCCATCGGCACAGTTTTCCCTGTCAAACCACATATTCCCGAACATCGTGCGGGCTGCGTTGATTGAGTCCACAACTGGAACCTTAGGCAGCACTTTGGTCTTGAACCCTGCGTTTCGGACGATTTCTTCAATCGATCTTCCGCCAGCTGCGAGTGTTTTGTTTTCGGCATCGTGCGGTAGCCAAAGAGTGTCATAGATGTACCCCTTCTTTTGAAGTTCGCCCAGGTAGAAATTGACTGTCTTTTGGCTGTCCTCAATGTAGCTGATGAGCCTGGTTTCTATGCCTATGAACTGCACAAACCAAATGGCCGTCTGGTCTGACCAGCCCAAGTCCCAGACCGCATGGACGGGCTTGACAGGATCGTAGGGCACACGGGTGATGCGCCCATCGCCTTCGGCCTTTTGCATCTCAGCGGCAAAGATTGCCCCATCAACTGTCTGTCGGCACATTCCCTCCCAGACTTGGTTGTAAGACTGCAAATCGCGGGCTTTGAGTGCGTCTTTTTCCTCTTTCAGCGTGTCAGGAAACCAAGGGTTATCAGACCAATTGATCTTCTGAACCACGGCATTTTGGGGCGGCAAGACCACAAATCGCTGGTAGGTTTCGTCTGTCTCCAGCTCTGGGTTAAAGGTGATCCATATCTCAGAGTTCTCTTTTCGGATGGTCGGAATCAGGATATTCCAACTGTTGCGGCTCACCGTTTGAGCCTCCTCGACCCAGCAAATGTCGATTCCTTCATAGGATTTGACATTGGCCACGTTGTTTTTCAGGCCAACAAAGGCAAATTCAGACCCATTAACGCCCCGAATGGCGGCCTGGGTGATTTCGTAGAAACTTGTCAGTCCAAGAGCAACGATCTGGTCGCTCAATAGCTTGTGAACCGAGTCTTTGATGGAAGTTTGAAATTCACGGGCGCACAGAATACGCAGGGGTTTTTGGGCTGCTTTGATTAGAAGTGCTCTGGCTGCTGCCCAGCTCTTCGCACCGCCTCGGCCACCATACATGACCCGATAACGGCTACTGGCGGGCTGGAATAAAACCTGTGCCTTGGCTGGAAACTCAGCCTTGGCTATGGCTGTGGATAAGTCAGTCATTGGGCTTTACAAAGCTGACCTGGATGCCCTCGAGGGGCGCACCATCAGCACCCGTAAGCTCTTGTTTGACGGTTTCCGACCAACGCATCTGGCTCTTTGTCCACCAAATCAGAGCAGTCGTGTCCCCCGCCAGAGCCTTGGAATACAGCGTTTTGGCTATTTGGCTGTTGGCTTTTGCCTTGCCTTCGTCTAGCTCTTTGCGGTAATGCTTACGCAGGGTTTTGTCATCAATGCCTACTAAAGCTGCAATGCTCTCATGCGGTAAGCCCAAACCGCTGGTGCTTTCGACCAGTCGGCGCTGCTCATCGGTTGGAATATGCTCGTAACTCATTTTATAAAGGGGAAGTGTTACATTAGTTTACTGCTTCAGCGGTTTCGGTCAAGAGAACGGCTTTTTTGCCTGTAAAGTCCTCCCACCGTTTGACAATGACATCGCAGTACTTTGGGTCTAGTTCCATAATTCTGGCAACCCGTTTGTTCTTTTCGGCTGCGATCAAGGTTGTGCCGCTGCCACCAAATGAATCCAGCACAATATCACCGCCTTTAGTGTTATTGAGTAATTGGTATTCAAAAAGCGCAACAGGCTTCATGGTTGGATGTTCGCCATTTCGGGCTGGTTTGTCGAATTCCAGAATAGTGGTTTGTTTGCGGTCAGCAGCCCAGAGGTGGCCAGCGCCTTCCTTCCAACCATAAAGACAAGGTTCATGCTTCCAGTGGTAGTCTTGGCGACCCATAACCATAGTGGACTTCTTCCGAATCAGGCATTGACGAACTTTCCAACCAGCGTCTTGGGCAGCGCCTCGAAAGTTGTAACCTTCAGAATCGGCATGCCAAATATAAAACACCGCCCCAGGTTTCATTACCAAATCAGCGGTTACATACGCATCTCGCAGGAATTGACGAAATTGGTCATCTTCCATGCTGTCATTTTGGATTTTCAGGGCATCCTTGGTTTTGCCTTCATAGGCCACGTTATATGGCGGGTCGGTCAGCCACATATCCACAAGTTGCCCATCGCACAGCTTTTCCATGTCGTTGGTGCTGCAAGAATCCCCACACATCAATCTGTGCTTGCCAAGCTGGTAAATATCCCCAGGCTTGGTCTTAGGCTCATCAGGAACTGGCGGGGCAGCATCCTCGTCTGTCAGCCCTTCAATCTGTTCTGGCTCAAGCAGGGCGTTTAGCTCGTCTGCGTCAAAACCCAAAACATCTAAATCAAACCCTAATTCCTGTAAGTTCTGCAGCTCAATCTTTAAAACATCATTGTCCCAACCAGCGTTAAGTGCCAGTTTGTTGTCGGCTATAACATACGCCTTTTTTTGCGCTTCAGTCAGTTCTTTTAGCTCTATGGTAGGAACTTCACTATG